AGTAAACTGTTTACACTTAGGCTAATAAAACAAAACAAACTAATACAGGCTAATATAGGAGAATAAAATATGGCTACTTTAGCAGAAATCCGTGCAAAACTTCTTGCACAAGATAACAAATCGGCAGATAATGCCAACGCAAATAGAGGCACAGATGCCATCTATCCTTTCTGGAATATGGATACTGATTCTACATCAGTTATTCGTTTTCTTCCGGATTCAGACAATTCAAATACTTTTTTCTGGCGTGAGAGACAAATCATCAAGATGCCTTTTCCAGGTGTCAAAGGGGGTGACGAATCGAAACCAGTAACAGTACAAGTTCCTTGTATTGAAATGTGGGGTGATACATGTCCCGTACATGCAGAAATTCGTCCTTGGTTCAAAGACCCTTCTATGGAAGATATTGGACGTAAGTATTGGAAGAAACGTTCTTACATCTTCCAAGGATTTGTTGTTCAAGATCCAATGAACGAAGCAACTCCAGAAAATCCAATTCGTAGATTCGTAATTGGGCCACAAATCTTCAAACTATTGAAGGCGGCTCTAATGGATCCAGATATGGAAAATCTTCCAACTGACTATGATGCAGGTACAGACTTCCGTCTTACTAAAACGCAAAAAGGTCAGTATGCAGACTATTCAACTTCAAATTGGGCACGTAAAGAGCGTTCTCTAAATGAAGAAGAACGTCAGGCGGTTGAAACTCATGGTCTATATGACTTGGGTGATTTTATGCCGAAGCGTCCTAGTGATGAAGAAGTTCGTATCATTATGGAAATGTTCGAAGCATCAGTTGATGGGCATCTTTATGACCCAGAAAAATGGGGTTCTTACTATAAACCATATGGATTGGATGTAGGTAATACTAAGCCAGCATCATCGGCACCAACTGCATCAGCAGTAACACCGAAGGTTGCGGAGGCTCCAGTAGCACAAACTTCAACTCCAGCTGAAACACCGGCTCCTGTACAAGCAGAAGCAACACCTCAACCAGCAATGGCAGAGGCGAGTGCGCCAGCAAGTGGTGGTCAGGGAACTGATGCCGCTGATATCCTGAAAATGATTAGAAGTCGTAAATCTGATTAATCATTAACAACTAGTGAGGGAGACTTTGTGTCTCCCTCCATATCAAAGGAGTAGAATATGCCAAGAGCATTTGACGTAAGTAAATTTAGAAAAAGTATCACAAAAGCAGTTCCAGGCGTTAGTTCTGGTTTTCGTGACCCTGATACTTGGATCTCAACAGGTAACTACTGTCTAAACAAGTTAATCAGTGGAGACTTTTATAAAGGTATTCCACTAGGAAAAGTAACAGTATTTGCAGGCGAAAGCGGTGCAGGTAAATCATATGTTGCGGCAGGCAACATTGTCAAGGCGGCACAAGACCAAGGTATCTTTGTAGTTCTGATAGACTCAGAAAATGCATTAGATGAGAAATGGCTACATGCATTGCAAGTAGATACTGCCGAAGACAAACTGTTGAAATTAAATGTGGCAATGATTGACGATGTTGCTAAAATTATTAATGACTTTATGAAAGATTACAAGGCGGAGTATGCTGATGCAGAAGACTCAGAACGTCCTAAAGTAATGTTTGTTATTGATAGTTTAGGAATGATGTTGACACCAACTGACGTTGACCAGTTTCAAAAAGGTGATATGAAAGGTGACATGGGTCGTAAACCTAAAGCACTAGCATCACTAGTTCGTAACTCAGTTAATATGTTTGGTGATTACAATGTAGGACTAGTATGTACTAATCACACATATGCATCACAAGATATGTTTGACCCGGATGATAAGATTTCAGGTGGACAAGGGTTTATCTATGCATCAAGTATTGTTGTTGCAATGAAAAAACTTAAACTAAAAGTTGACGCAGACGGTAATAAAACATCACAAGTACACGGTATTCGAGCGGCTTGTAAAGTAATGAAAACACGTTATGCAAAACCATTTGAAAGCGTACAAGTAGAAATTCCATACGAAACAGGTATGAGTCCTTACAGTGGTCTTTTGGATTTCTTTGAAGCAAAAGGTGTACTAGTCAAGCAAGGCAATCGTTTGAAATATATGACTAAAGCAGGCGAAGAAATGATTGAGTTCCGTAAAAACTGGACTGATGAAAAACTTAACGTAGTAATGGAAGAATGGAATGATAGAAATTTTGATGATGAATCAGAAGAACTAGAAGCTCCAGAATTAGATAACATCGAAGTAAACGAGGAAGCATAATGGCTAAATATTTTTCGACCAAGTGCTATGGGCATAACATTGGACTAAGTGCAGTGTTTAGACAGCCCCATGCAGATTCACATTGTAGTTTATTACATGGATATAGTTTATCATTCAAATTTACATTTGGATGTAATGAACTAGATGAACGTAATTGGGTAGTAGATTTTGGTGGATTAAAACCACTAAAGAAATGGCTAGAGGATAGTTTCGACCATAAAGTAGTTTGTGATAGAAATGACCCTCTGTTGTATAAGTTGACTGAATTAGAATCATCTGGTCTAGCAGAACTTACACTATTAGATGGTGTAGGGGTCGAAAAATTTTCAGAACACGCTTGGCGTTTTGCGGATAAACTCGTAAGAGAATCTTCAAATGGTAGGTGTTTTTGTGTAAGAGTAGAATGTGCGGAACATGGCGCAAATTCGGCAATTTATGAGGCATACATGCCTCATCGTTTATGAGGACCAAATGGCGGCAGTAGAGTTAGAAACAGTATTTGAGTTATGGGAAAAAGTTTTACCTTTTATCCCAGCAAAAGATAAATTAGAAGCGGCAGAAACATTTATTAAAGTGTGCGATGATAGTGGAATCGAACAAAATGAGATAGATGAATTTGCTGAAGGAGACAAGATACTTGAAACGGCGGTAGACAGGTATTTCGAAGAATTTGAAGATGAAGAGGAAGACTGGTAATGGAAAATTGGTATAGTAAGGTAGTTAAGGATTGGGCTAAAATTCCTGATTGCGTTGATTACTTCACCAATGAATTATCGGATGCACGTTCAGAAGTAAGAATTTATGGCAATGTGGAGAAAAATGCTACACATTTGCCATCTTACGTTGAATTGCGTTTTGCTCAATTACAAGAACTTGAAGCAATCCTAGAACATCTAAATATACAGTTACGTAAAAAACGTAGTGAATATTTACGAAAATATTTAGAGAACTACAACAAGGCACTTAGTTCCCGTGATGCAGAAAAGTATGCAGATGGCGAAGCTGAGGTTGTTGCTATTAGTGAACTAATAAATCAAGTAGCATACACCCGTAATCAGTATTTAGGTATAACAAAAGGTTTTGAGATTAAACACTTTCAGTTAACCAATATAATTAAGTTACGAGTAGCAGGAATGGAAGATGCAGAAATAAACAACAGACATTAATGAACACCGGTAATGAGTAAATACATTACCAGTTAGAGAGATAAAACATGAGCGAAATTAAAGTAATCAAAAGAGACGGCATCCCAGAGCCACTAGACTTAGAAAAAATGCACAAAGTTGTGATGTTTGCATGTGAAGGCATTGCAGGTGTAAGTGCAAGTGAAGTAGAATTAAAATCACATATTCAATTTTTTGATGGTATTACTAGTGTAGAAATACAAGAAACATTGATTAAAGCCGCGGCAGATTTAATATCAGAAGAAACTCCAAACTATCAATGGGTAGCGGGTAATCTTGTGAACTATCATTTGAGAAAAATGGTATATAACAGTTTTGAACCATGGCATATTCGTGATATTATTAAATTAAATACAGAAAAAGGTTTCTATGATCCATCACTACTTGAAGATTATTCAGAAGAAGATTGGGAAGAAATTAATAGTTTTATCAAACACGAAAGAGATTTCAATATTGCATATGTTGGTATGGAACAGTTTCGTGGCAAATACTTAGTTCAAAATAGGGTAACTGGGCACCATTTTGAAACACCGCAGATTACATACGCTCTAATTTCTGCATCTTTATTTGGTAACTATCCAAAAGAAACAAGAATGAAATATGTCAGAGAATACTATGATTCAATTAGTAATTTTGATATCTCTCTGCCTACTCCTGTTATGGCTGGCGTACGTACGCCACAGCGACAGTTTTCATCCTGTGTTCTGATTGAAACAGACGATTCACTAGATTCTATAAATGCTACCTCTAGTGCAGTGGTCAAGTATGTTTCTCAGAAAGCAGGCATAGGTATTGGTGCCGGTAGCATCCGTGCTATAAATTCACCAATACGAAATGGAGATGCAAGTCATACAGGAGTTATTCCTTTTTATAAATTATTTCAAGCAAGTGTAAAATCATGTTCGCAAGGCGGCGTCCGTGGCGGAGCGGCAACTTTATATTATCCGTTATGGCATTACGAAGTAGAAGACTTATTAGTATTAAAGAATAACAAAGGCACAGAAGATAATAGAGTACGTCATATGGATTATGGTGTACAATTTAATAAATTAATGTATGAACGTCTAATGAGTGGAGGAGATATTACATTATTCTCTCCATCTGATGTTCCTGGTCTATATGAAGCATTCTTTGATGACCAAGATAAATTTCGTGAATTGTATGAAAAAGCAGAACGTTCTACTAAAATTCGTAAAAGAACAGTTCCTGCATTAGACTTATTTTCAGCATTTATGAATGAACGTAAAAATACAGGTCGTATATATTTGATGAATGTAGACCATGCAAATGAGCATAGTTCATTCATTTCAGATATGGCACCTATACGACAGTCAAACTTATGTTGCGAAATTAATCTACCAACGAAGCCTTTAAAACATTTACATGATGAAGAAGGTGAAATTGCTCTTTGTACTCTTAGTGCGATTAATTGGGGAAATATTAAAACACCAGAAGACTTTGCTAAACCTTGTGAGTTAGCAGTGCGTGGCTTGGATGCTCTATTAGATTATCAAAGATATCCTGTACTTGCGGCTGAAATTTCAACTAATAATAGAAGACCTCTTGGTGTTGGTATTATTAATTTTGCATACTGGTTAGCTAAGAATGATACAAACTATTCTGACCCTGATTTAAAACTTGTTGATGAATGGGCAGAAGCGTGGTCGTATCATCTTATCAAAGCATCTAATACTTTAGCACAAGAATACAATGCATGTCCGTTATCATCACAAACTAAGTACGGAAACGGAATTTTGCCAATTGATACATATAAACCTGAGGTTGATGAATTAGTAAAAAGAAAATATACACAAGACTGGAAAGGTCTAAGAAAAGATTTAAAAAAACACGGCATTCGTAACTCAACACTGATGGCACTTATGCCTGCTGAAACGTCTGCACAAATATCAAATTCAACTAATGGTATAGAACCACCGAGAAGTATGGTTAGTGTTAAGCAGTCCAAACATGGTGTGTTAAAGCAAGTTGTACCCGGTATTCACAAGTTAAAAAACAAGTATGAGTTGTTATGGGACCAAGAGTCGCCAGAGGGATATCTAAAAATTATGGCTGTATTACAAAAATATATTGACCAAGGTATATCAGTTAATACTTCATACAACCCTATATTCTTTGAAGATGAAAAGATACCAATGTCAGTGATGTTGCAACATCTTATTATGTTCTACAAATACGGTGGTAAACAACTTTATTACTTTAATACATTTGATGGACAAGGGGAAATTGATGTAAGTAAAGATATTCCAGAGGATTTGAAGTCAAGGGAAGAGTTTAACAGCGACATAGAGTATGAAGAATATTGTGATAGTTGTGCTATCTAAATATCGAATGACAAAGTAACAAAAAAGATAAATATCACATTAGAACTAGAAAGTAGAGAGATATAAATGTCAGTATTCAATTCAGATAATAAAGCAGACCATACGAAAGCATTGGCTTTCTTAGACCCATCAGGCGGAGTAGCAATTCAACGTTTTGATATGTTAAAATACAAACAGTTTGATAAACTTACTGACAAGCAACTGGGTTTCTTTTGGCGTCCAGAAGAAGTAGATGTAACTAAAGATTCAAATGATTTTAAAAATCTTACAGACCATGAGCGTCATATCTTTACATCAAATCTAAAGCGTCAAATTCTACTAGATAGTGTACAAGGTCGTGCACCAGTAGAAGCATTTGGCCCACTAGTATCTATTCCAGAACTAGAAGCATGGATCCAAACTTGGACATTTTCAGAAACAATTCACTCACGTTCATATACACACATTATTAGAAATGTTTATTCAGACCCATCAAAAGTATTTGATGAAATGATGGAGATTGGTGAAATCATGGATTGTGCAGATGATATTTCTAAAAACTATGATGAACTAATTGAAATGACAAGTTACTACAATCTTTTAGGAGAAGGTACTCATACAGTAAATGGTAAAAAGGTAAAGATTTCAACATACGAAATCAAAAAGGCTCTTTACAAAACTTTAATGAGTGTTAATATTTTAGAAGGTGTTCGTTTCTATGTTTCATTTGCTTGTTCATGGGCATT